CTTTTGCTTACTTTACACAGATTATCTACTATGCCTTTCTTCGTCGTATACAAAGAGAAAAACGTCAGTTAGAAATCAAAAATAAAATACTTGAACGTTCTGGATTTAGTGAAGTATTTACAGATGACAATACACTTGACGGTGGGAATTATTCAGAATACAACTCAATAAAAGATGACATACACAGCAAAATAAGATACTAATTTTATAAATAGTATCGTGGTAATAAAAAATAAAATGAATATTCTTTATAAAATAACATACCTTCCTCATCTAAAAAATCAAACTCCACCTTATTACTATGTTGGATCAAAATATAATTATAATAAAAAGTATTTTGGATCTCCATCATCTAAACAAAAAGATTGGTATAGTGGGGACCTTACTATTTGTAAGTGGTGGAAACAAAAAATAAAAAATAATAAAGATGATTTTTATTTTGAAATTGTATCAGAATATGATGAAATGTCTCCTAAGCAATTAGTTGAGGAGGAGAAAAAAATTCATATAGAATTGAATGTTAAAAATAGTGAGAAATATTTTAATAAATCTGTGGCAACTTCTGGGTGGGTTTCTGTTCCAAGAACAGATGATACAAGGAAAAAAATAAGTGAGATTACCAAAAGTTATTGGGATAAAAATAGTCAAAAAGCATTAGAAAGAAGAAAGGAATTGAGTGAAAGAAATAAAAAAATAAAATCTAAAGAATTAAAAGAAAAATGGAAAAATCCAACTGATAAAATGTTGGATAATTATGAAAGATTTGTCAATATGGTAAAAAACCAAAAAAGAGGTAAGGATAAATTTAAAAGAAAACAAAGGACCACACAAAAAGTTTTTTGTTGTGGTATAATATATGAAGATGCCATTGAAGCAAGTAAAGTCGTCGGTATTAATCCAGCCAATATTCGTCGTAAATGTAGATTGGACCAATATACTGATTGGTATTATTTGAAATAAAATTATGAAAATTGCTATTATTACAGACACTCATTGGAGCGCCCGCAAAGCTTCTAAAAATTTTCACGAGTATTTTCAACTTTTTTATGATAATGTATTCTTTCCTTCCTTAGAAGAGCACGAGATAAAGACAGTCATTCATATGGGTGATGCCTTTGATAATCGTAAAAATATTGATTTTTGGGGATTGGATTGGACTAGAAGAGTTGTATTGGAACCTCTTAGAAAGTATGAAGTTCATATGATTGTGGGTAACCACGATATATATCTACGCAATTCTACTAAAATTAATGCTCCCTCACTTTTACTTCAAAATTATTCAAATATAATAACTTATAGTGACCCTGAAGTTATTAAAATTGGAAACCTAAATGTTCTTCTTATCCCTTGGATTTGTGCTGATAATGAAGAAAAAACTTTACGTCTAATCAAAAATAGTGGATGTAAAGTTGCTATGGGTCATTTGGAATTGAATGGATTTCAGGCTCATCGTGGGCACATAATGGACGATGGAATGGACTCTATTGTATTTGATAATTTTACAAAAGTATTTTCTGGGCATTATCACACTCGTTCAAATAATGGTACTGTATTTTACCTTGGAAATCCTTATGAGATTTTTTGGAATGATGTAAATGATACTCGTGGATTTCATATCTTTGATACTGAAACTCTTGAGCACACTCCAGTAAACAATCCATATAAAATGTATTATGTGATTTATTATGACGATGATAATTATCAAACTTTTGATACTCGTGAGTATGAAAATAAAATTGTAAAAGTAATAGTTCGTAAGAAATCAAATACTAAAAAATTTGAAAAGTTTATTGATAAACTTTATACCTCAAATGTATCTGAACTTAAAATTGTTGAAAACCTTCAAATTGAAGAAAATGAAAACTTTGAGACATATGAGTCAGAAGATACTCTTTCTATTTTAAATCGATATGTTGAAGAATCTGAAATATCTCTTGATAAATCAATCGTTCAAAAAATGCTTCATGAAATTTATCGTGAAGCATGTGAAATAATTTAGATATGTTTTTACTAACAATAATGGGAAGAGAAAGAGAGGGTGCATATTCCGTTATGAATGAATATGGTGAAAAAATTCTATACCTCTTTGAAGAAGAAGATGATGCTGAAAGATATGCTATGATGCTTGAAGAAGATGGTCATCCAGAAATGCATTTAATTGAAATTGAAAATGATATTATGTTACAAACTTGCAATTTAAATGACTATAAGTATACTATTATTACTTCAAATGATATTGTAATTCCTCCAAATTATTAATAATGATTACATTTGAGACCATAAAATGGAGAAACTTTCTTTCTACAGGACAGCATTTCACGGAGATAGATTTCACTAAAAATAAAACTAATTTAATTATTGGTACAAATGGTGCTGGTAAGTCAACAATATTGGATGCTCTTTGTTTTTCTTTATTTGGTCGTAGTTTTAGAAAAATTAATAAACCACAACTTATCAATACAGTCAACGAAAAGGATTGTGTTGTTGAAGTTGAATTTTTAATTGGAACATCAGAATGGAAAGTGATTCGTGGAATCAAACCAAACATATTTGAAATCTATTGTAATGATAAAGTTATAGATCAAGTTTCTGCTGCGAATGACCAACAGAAATGGTTAGAACAGACAGTTCTTAAAATGAATTATAAGTCATTTACACAAATTGTAATATTAGGGTCAAGTGCTTTTGTTCCTTTCATGCAACTTCCTACATCACATCGTAGAGAAGTGATTGAAGATTTATTGGATATAAAAATATTTTCTTCAATGAATACTGTAATTAAAGAAAAGATTCGTAAGATTCGTGATGAAGTAAAAACTTTAGAACTTAAAAAAGAATCTCTTTTTGATAAAGTTGAAATGCAAAAAAACTTTATTGAAGAACTTGAGAATCGTGGAAATGCCAATATAAATGCCAATAAAGAAAAGATTGCCAATTTAGATTCTGAAGTTGTTGATTGTATAAAAGAGAATACTTTAATGGAAGAAGATGTTCTTAAAAATATAAAAAAACAAGAAGAAGTTGCTGGTGCATCTGATAAACTCAAAAAACTTGGAACATTAAAGGGTAAAATATCACAAAAAGTATCAACAATTACTGTTGAACATAAATTTTTTAATGAAAATACGGTATGCCCTACATGTACACAGGAGATTGATGAAGAGTTTAGAATAAATAAAATTAATGATGCTCAAAATAAGGCCAAGGATTTACAATCTGGTTATAATGAACTAGAGGTAGCAATTAAAGAGGAAGAAGATCGAGAGCATCAATTTATAACACTTTCAAAAGAGATTACAAAACTTACACATGAAGTTTCTAGGAACAATACTAAAATCTCTGGATGCCAAAGGCAAATCAGAGATCTTGAAAATGAAATTCAAAAACTTACCAATCAACTTAAAAACAGAAATTCTGAACATGAAAAATTAGAATCATTTCAAGAGAGTCTTCATAATACTTATGATGAATTAGCAATCAAAAAAGATTCTATTAATTACTATGATTTTTCTTATGGTCTCTTGAAAGACGGTGGAGTTAAATCTAAAATAATTAAGAAGTATCTTCCTCTAATAAATCAGCAAGTCAATCGTTATTTACAGATGATGGACTTTTATATAAACTTTACTCTTGATGAAGAGTTTAATGAAACCGTCCAATCTCCAATTCATGAAGATTTTTCATATGCGTCTTTTAGTGAAGGTGAAAAACAACGTATAGATTTAGCATTACTCTTTACTTGGAGAGAAGTCGCACGAATGAAAAATTCTGTGAACTGTAATTTGATGATACTTGATGAGATTTTTGATAGTTCTTTAGATTCTTCTGGAACAGAAGAGTTTCTCAAGATTATTCAATTCGTAGTAAAGGATGCTAATATTTTTGTTATCTCTCATAAGGCAGGACTGGAAGACCGATTTGAGAGTGTCATAAGATTTGAAAAAATTAAAGGATTTAGTAGGATTGCATCATGATAGACGTTATTGATAATGGTTTTGTTGGTAATACAGTTCATCAAAATTTAAAAGATAAAATTGAATGTAAATTATTTGATATTGATTTCAAACTTCCTGTTGACGAATCTGAATCAAACTGATATGATAAGAGGAGGTAAATATTCCTCTTCTTTGTTCCTTTGTGTGAAAAATTATGACTGAAAATTTTGAATCAAATTATGAAAGTTTTATTCCAGAAAAACCTCCTGTGGTAACATTTGGTTCTACTGACTATATTACTGGAAGTCATCTTCCTGGTGGAATGGGAGAAGATCATATTTCTTTTAACACGAATAATTACTGGGAAGATGATGGGTTTAGTTTGACTGGAAATCCATTCGTTCCTTTTTCTTCTTCTGATAATGTTGTTCTAAATCCACCAAAAACAAAAAATAATCTTTGGAAATATAATGAAGAACAAATTTTAAAAGACATCGAAGATTATGTAATCAGTACATACGGAAGTCATTACTGCGGACAAAATCAAGAGTATAAAGATATTCAAACAATTGATTTGATGGCAGCAAAGGATCTGGCACAAGATTTCTGTCAGGCAAATATTCTCAAATATGGATCTCGTTATGGAGCAAAAAACGGAAGAAATAAACGTGACTTGATGAAAGTAATTCACTATGCTATGCTACTACTTCACTTTGATGGTCATTATACCCGCAAGGATAATGGACTTTCTGAATTCAAATAATAATGAAACTTAATATTCTTCTAAATAATAATAGTTGAAAAATATTAATGACGCAAAACGAATACAAAGGAAAAACCAAAAAAGAATATCAGCAGGAATGGAAAACTAAAAATAGAGAAAAGCAACGACAACTTCAAAGAGACCATTATAATAAGAAAAAAGAGTATTTGCTTGAAAATATTGGAAGTGCTTGTGTATCTTGTGGTTCAACATCAAATATTGAATTTGATCATATTAGACCAAGAACATCTTCTGAAAAAGAAAAGCAAACTCGTCTTAGAACTGGTAACACAGGAGGAAACATAGTATGGAATAAAAGACCATCTGCTATGAGTTGGGAATGTATTAAAAAAGAAATTCCTGATTTACAATCTCTTTGTAGAGATTGTCATCGAAAAAAATCCAACGCGCAACTTGCTGCTGCTTGGGAACTTTTTTGTTCTCTAACACTTGAAGAACAAAACAAACTTACAAATTTACAATATGAACAAAATGCAACTCTCCGATAAAACTATAGCACTTTTAAAGAATTTTTCTTCTATTAATCAATCGATTCTTTTCAAAAAAGGTAACCATTTGCGTAGTATTAGCGTGATGAAGAACATACTTGCTGAGGCAACGATTACTGAAATCTTTCCAAAAGACTTTGGAATCTACGATCTAAATCAATTTTTGAATGGACTTAATCTACACCAAACACCTGAACTTGATTTTGAAAACGATAAGTATGTGATGATACGTGAGGGTAAATCAAGGTCTAAGTATTTCTTTGCTGATCCAAGTGTAATTGTAACACCACCAGATAAAGAAATTGTTCTTCCAAGTGAGGATGTATGCTTCGTACTGAATACTCAGCAGTTAGATAAGTTACTCAAGGCTGCTGCAATTTATCAACTCCCAGATTTATCTGCTGTTGGTGAGGCAGGTGTTGTGAAACTGGTAGTAAGAGATAAGAAGAATGATACCTCAAATGATTTCTCTATTGTGGTTGGAGAAACTGATAGTATTTTTACATTTAATTTCAAAGTGGAGAATATCAAGATTCTTCCTGGTGCTTATGAGGTTGTCATCTCACAAAAACTTTTGTCACGATTTACGAGCACCGACATGGATTTGAGGTACTATGTTGCGATGGAACCTGATTCTACATTTGAATGAATATCTTCGTCACATCTCCATTTCCTGCCGAGAGTGCCACTTGCCTTCCTGATAAACACGTAGTTAAAATGCCTTTAGAGTGCTGTCAGATGCTCTCTATCGTGGCATCAGAGAAATGGGGGTACGGATACGGAACTCTGCCCAAGACCGATGGCACCCCCTACAAGACCGATAAGGGTGCCTTCCGTAATCACCCTTGTACAAGATGGGCAGCAGAAACCATTGATAATGCCTATTGGTTAATCAAATGGGGAATGAACTTGTGTGATGAATACACTTTGCGGTA